CTGCGGCAAGGGTTGCGGCTGTAAATATACACATTATGTTATCCTCGCAAATTCATAAAAGTTTTCACCATTCACACCATGTCCTTTGACTTCTCTTAGAAATGTGAACTTCATCCATTGTAACCATCTTATATGTACTTTATTGTCTACATGGACATAATTAAAAGTCATATCGTATGGTTTTGAAATTAATTTTAAATATTTATTACTTTCTCTTAAAAACCGAACACCGTGTTCAGTTATAGCATCTGTCCCTAACAACCATATACCAGCAACGTTAGGAGTATCTTTTAATTGAGAACATCCAAACATAACTTCAGGAATGTTGTTTACAAGACAAGTATATTTTTCAGTTGAGTAAATGTAACTATCAAATAATGCTTTAAAGGGAGTAAACCCTTGAGCTTGAACTTCAATACAATCAGCTTCTCGCATCCTGGGTGCAATGGAATGACAATCAGAAACAATAGAAAGTCTAACGTCAATCATAGATTCATTCTTCTAGACCTCGGATTATATGAAAGCTCAAATTCACACGCAATTAACTTGCATGGTAAAGGTGAGTCATTTGTAACTACTATTTGAGTTGCATCAGCTTTAGCAAATACAGGAAATCTAAATTCACCTGATTCAAACGGAACTTGTCCAAGTCTGTTAATAGATGATCCTAATAATCTACCAGTAAATTTATGATTATCAGTGTCATAAGATACAGTTACAGTTTCAGGATCAGCGGTTGCATCAACAACCTGGGTGAATGAGTTATCATTTGTAACGGCTACATTAAATGCACCTGAGTCAGCAAATATAAGATTGCCATATCGTAGTTGTAATCTTCCATCAGGAATAACAGTTTGACCACCTGATCGAGTATTTTCTTTAATAAAGATATCACTGAATTGATAAGTCATTGTGTAGGCTTCACCTAAGAACATATCTGTAGATGAATAATCACCAGTTAAGACTACCGTTGCTGAGTCATCAGTTTGAGTAGTAACAGGTATTCGTTTTCCTACGTAAGTAATAACTTCAATTGATCTTCCAGCTTTCTTTACATAAGGAAGAGTCATAGTAGTTAAATTAGTAGCACTATCATAAGTTCTACTTGATAAACCAGCATGACTAATTCTTCTATCTAGCCTGGTGAAATAAGTTGATCCTGAATCAATTGAGTTTGCATCAAATCGAATCTTTTCAATAAAGTAATCAGTACCTCTTTTAATAACCAGGAATAAAGTAGATTGAATAAACTCAGCATCTACAACAACAGAAGACGATCCAAATTCAAATCTATGCCAGGCATTTTGAACACGTTTGTTATCTTGAGTAAAGTAATTGTAAACATAAATACTATCTGTTTGACCTGATGATAAAGCAACCATCACATTTTCGTTAGTACATGGTGCAAACTTAGTAATGTTACCATTAATATATTGGGGGACATTGGCGGTTATATCTATTGACTTAAAAGTTTCTCCATCGCCAGTAGGAAAGTATTCATTAACACCTGAGAAACCTCCTCGACCAAATCCAAAGAATATTGATCTAGCAGAAGGAACAGGAGCTACAGAATTCAAATTGGAGTAGTCATTTGTAGCAGTAATACTTACAGTTTTAGTTGTAAGAATAGGATCGCCCATCAATGAAAATTGACTGTGATCAGAGAATAGTATGAGACGATCAGAAAATGGAACAGCATCGTGCATCAATGCGACTTTATTATGGGCTGCTTGAACATCTATTGGTTGATCATCCAGGATATCTAAAACAGTTGGTCTAAAGAAGTCAAAGAATTGTCCTGCTCTTGACATAACAATACTTTCACCAGCTAAGAAACCTAATCTATTTTTAAATAAGAATACGTCTTTTATTTTTTCACCAACAAATGTTGGGTAAGGGTTTGTTTCATCATCACCTACTGCTCTGTATTTCCAGTAAAGTTCAGAAGTATTATCATCTGCTTTTCTAAGAGTGAATACAGGAGTACTTCCTGAAAAAGTTCTAACCAGAATATGAGGCATGGTAGCTTCTTTAAATCTGTAATAGTTGCCTGGCTTGTCTCTTTCTAACCAAACACCATTACCATCTCCAGAGTTACTTGCTTTAAATTCAACATAATAATCATCTAATGCTTCTTCAGGATCGCCTTTAACTAATACGGTAAAACCATGTCGTGCTTCAACTGGTAGATCGGAAAAGTTTTGAACTTCATCTTTAATAAGTAACATATCTCGACCGCCGTTGGAGTCGTTGACAGTAATATTAAAAGACGCTGAGCCAGTGTATTTAACATATATAGAAGAACCTATCTGCACCGCAGTAAGATCTCCATCAGTATTTATACGCCCTGCTAATACTTCAGCAATGCGGTTTGTCGCTGCTGCTTCAGCTTCAGTTTGTCCAAAATCCGATCCACTAAATTCACCAGTAGTTGCATCATAAGTTTCAGTAGGAGGAGAAGTAACTAAGCCGTCAGGTGTCTCATAAACAAATGGTGTATTATCTGTCCCATCATCAAAATTAACTTCGTACTTTGCTCCAAACTTTCCTTGTTTTATAAAAATAATAGCTTCATCAGCATCTAAGTTTCCATTAGGAGGATTAGGACGAGCATTAACTTCATCTTTTTCAACAGCAATATCTGTGTTTACTAAAAAAGTAACATCAGCAATAGTAACAGCTTTAAAAGATGTTTGAGGGGTAGAGCTTGTTAAATAAGTAGTGTCAGCATTGCTTATATCAACAGTGTAATCAGTTGCATTTTCAATATCATATACGCAACATCTAGTTACTGCATCTATAAAGAAAATATATCTTTCAGAACTATCACGTTCCATAAAGTGAGTAAATACATCTGTGCCTAAAGAAGCAGCATCAATCTTAGACTGATACTCTGTAGGCATTCTTTTAGTTAAACCTTCAACAACACTTGGGTATGCATTGATTTGATCTTCACATTGATTATCTGATCTTGTTACATCAGGTTGTTGTGATACTCCTCCAACCAGGTTAGGAATATTTTTAGATACCAACATTATTGTACCCTTCTAATAACATTACCTCGATCAATCATTTGATAAACATCGTAGTTATCGAATATAGAATAATCCGCTGAATCAAGTTCAAACTCACGCAAAGCAACGAATGCTTGTTGTTCATCTGATCTATTAAACATGTGATGTTTTTCAGACCCCAACAATCTATCCTGATAAATACGAGCAGCTCTAATAGTTATATATCTACGAGCAGCTTCGGGTAGAAATGTGAAGTCCATAAGATAGACTACAGTACCTTTTAGTTCTTCATCAAATTGGTAAGTTCTGTTTTTTCTATCATATAATTTGTCACCCATTAATACGACATCATATTTATCTGGACGATGATGTTTACCTTCCAGATCTATTCGTGCCACATTATCAGTGAATGTAATTTGTTTTGAAGTTGAATCAGGAGTTAGAGGAACTTCTAAATCAGAATTAAAATGCCATCCTGCTGATTGAATTTCTCTACTAACTTCTCTAAGAATATTTAATGCCATTTGAACATCAGCGTTTGGATTGTTAGTAATGTTATTAACAGGAGCTTCGCCGATGTTACTAAGCATTATATTAACTGCATCAAGTTCTGTTGATTTAGCCAGTGCCATAAAAACTCCTTTTTAAAAAATAGAGGACACCACATATTTCAGCGATGCCCTCCGGGGCGATCGTTAGATCAATTAAGAATCAGCTTTCTTAATATTGATACATGCTTCAGATCGTAGATAGTTTGAACCTACGGCCATTTTAGCAACCATGAGTGTGCCTTGACGCTGAACTTGGTAGTCAGATTCAACAGCAACATCCATTAGTTTTACTGTACCAACAGCAGATTTGTGTCCAACAAGACCAGCTACTGTTGTGAAGTCTTCACCTGAATAACCATCAGCGTCTGAAGATCCATCAGCATCATCAAACGGATTGTTATTAGCAGCAGCAAAGAATGTTTCTTCAGTAGTGTTTACTGTAGACTCATCACCAGTTGGAACGTGAGTACTCATGTAAACAGGAATACCTGCACATCGTATAATTTGATGTCCACCTTGAGTCATGTTTGCACCTTGGCCAAAATCTACACTTAGAAGTGCTGATGCCGCTGATGCTGAAGTATTTGCAGCTTTCAATAGTAAGTAGAAATTATCTGGAGGTAGAATTACAAATCTTTCAGTTTGTGGAACATCACGCTCATCAAGTTTCTTAGCTCCGTCCATAATGGCATCAACGATTGTATCGCCAGTAGGAGTAGCACCACCTACAACATAACCACCAGCAGTTTCGCCGATAACATTTGCAGTGTTCTGAGAACCAGCGTATAGAGATCTAAGAATTGCTTTGTCCAATGCGTTTGCAAGAGCAAATCCACATTGTTTTGAGTATTCTCCACGAACATCGTAATGGTTCATGGCTTCATCAATTTTAGCAATAAATACTGAACTAATCATTAGATCATCAATAGCAATTA